GCACTGTTTCAACAATTGGATTTGGAACTTATCATAAATTTAGAAATTCTGAAAGAATCATCTATAAAACAAACGGACAAACTGCAGTCGGAGGTCTCTCAACAGATTCTTCATATTATGTGTCTACGATTTCTCCTTATGTTGTTAAATTGCACAAAACTTTAGATGATGCAGTTTCTGGAATTAATACTGTTGTTTTATCTTCTTATGGTGTTGGAAATCATACTCTCCAATCATATAATAAAAAATCTGTAGTTGGGTCTATTAATATTATCAATACTGGAAGTGGGTATGAAAACAAAAAAAGAACACTACAATCTTCAGGAATCAGCACAGCATTAAGTATTGTTGAAATTGAAAATCACGATTACAAATCAGGAGAAGTTGTAGTTTATAATGTTGATGGGACTGCTGTGAGTGGTCTTACAACAAACACTTCATATTATGTTACAGTAGTTGATAGTGATAAATTTAGACTGTCTCAAGTGGGTGTTGGATCAACAAATCAAGATTTCTTTTATAATACAAAACAATTCGTCAACTTTAATTCTGTTGGATCTGGAACACATATTTTTAATTACCCAGAAATCAGTGTTGAAATTGTTGGAGATGTTGGAATTTCGTCCGTGGGGTCAGAAACCTTTAAATCTATAATTAAACCAATATTTAGAGGACAGATTACTTCTGTTCATCTATCAGATAATGGAATTGAATATGGATCTTCAGAAATTTTAAATTATAATCGTCAACCAAGTATAACATTAGATAGTGGATCAAATGCACAATTAACTCCTATTATTGAAAATGGAAAAATTGTTGACGTTATTATTAACAATTCTGGAGTCAATTATTCTTCTCCTAATATTTCTATTACTGGAAGTGGATCTGGTGCCTCCATCACCCCAATAGTTCAAAATGGTGCAATAACTTCTGTTAAAATTATTAACGGTGGAATTGGATATTCACAAAGATCAACTTTTATTACCATCACACCACCAGGATCTTCTTGCAAATTTGATCCAAAAATACAAACTTGGAGAGTGAATTTATTTGAAAAATATTTTAATAATATTACAGATGATGATGGAATTCTCTCAAAAGGTCTCAATAAAAACTATCAATTAGAATATTCACATTTATATGCTCCAAGAAAATTAAGAGAAGCAGTTTATTCTGTAAATCAGAACGGAAACGTTTTATATGGAAGCCCTGATCTCATTAAAGTTAACAATACAGAACAATTATCAACAAAACATTCTCCGATTATTGGTTGGGCATATGATGGAAATCCTATTTATGGTCCATATGGATACATAACCAAACAAGGAGGAGTAATTTCTCCTATGAAATCTGGATATGAATTAAATTCTTTACAACAAAGACCAAATTTTCCACTTGGATTTTTTGTAGAAGATTATGTATATTCTGAAAAAAGTGATGAAACTGTTCTGGATCATAATAATGGAAGATTTGGTGTTACTCCAGAATTTCCAAATGGAACTTATGCATACTTTACGACTATAAATTATACTTCTTCAGATAATTCTGGACCATTTGTAAATTATAGAAGACCAGTATTTCCATATTTGATTGGAGATGCCTTCAAATCAATTCCAAACGAATTTAATTTTAAAATTGCATCAAATCAAGACGATTTTGATTTAAATCAAACAAATTGGTTAAGATTTACGACTCCGTATAATATTATCAATGGTACTGCATCATATTCATATTTACAAACTCCAAATAATTTAAATCAGACGGTTGATGTTAAGTATACACTTCCTGGTTCAGTTGAAAATATTGGAATCAATAGTGGTGGAGATGGTTATAAGGTAAATAATTCTATTATATTTGATGAAAGTGGGACAAAAGGATATGGTGCAGCTGCAAAAGTTTCTAGAATAAAAGGAAAATCTGTAACTCTGGTCAGTACTGCAACAAGTACGATTAGTAATGTGGAATTTTTCTCTGGTGAAGAAAAAAATTCATTTACAATATATGCCGAAAATCCTCACAATTTAAAAAATAATGATGTTATCAGTGTTTCTGGATTAAACACAACATCAACTTCTCTTCAATTAAGTTCATATGCTATTGGAGTTACAACATCAAATATTCTGACACTAAATGTGGGAGTCGGAACTGCATCTGCAACAGGAATTGTTACTTATTTTTCTGTTACTGGTAATTTAAGTCCAACAAGTATCCGTGAAAATGATATTTTTACAATATCTACAGAAAAGATAAAAATATTAAATGTAGATCCACTCAATTCTAGAATTAGAGTTCTAAGACAGATTGATAGTACCGTTGGCATTTCTCATACTGCAACAGAAACTTTATATGAAAATCCAAGAAAATTAAAAATTACCTCTGGAATTACGACCTCATATGATTACGAATTAAACCGTCAAATATATTTTAATCCTAAAGACTCCGTTGGACTTGGAACGATTGCCGGAGTTGGGATTGGAACCACTCTTACAATATCAAATCCTGGAGCAGGAATAACTCAAATTTTTATTCCAACAAAAACAATTTATCTTCCAAATCACAAATTAGAGACTGGAGATATACTCACATATTCTCCAAATATCGGATCTTCAATCGGAGTTTCTACAAATGGAATTTCAACATCAGTTACTCTTGCAAATCAATCACAAGTATTTGTTGCAAAAATTTCAGAAGATTTGATTGGTATTTCCACAGTAAGAGTTGGTTTAGGTTCTACAGGAGTTTTTGTTGGAATTGCATCTACAACAAGAGGTCTGAGTACTCTCTTCTTTACTGGAATTGGAACAGGAACATATCACAGTTTTGAAACAAATTATGACTCAATTATTGGAAATATTTCTAGAAATTTGGTCACAGTTTCTACTTCACAAACACACGGACTAACAGCAGAAGATTCTGTTTATATTTCTGTAAACCCCTCTATCAGCACAACGTTTGTTTTGAAATATAATGATTATAATAGAAGATTGGTTATTAATTCCAAAGATTTTATTTCAGCAGGAGTAAATACTTCCACCAGTTCTATTAGTATTGTCAATCACGGATTTATTAATGGACAAAAAATTATTCATATCTCAAGTTCTCCATCCGGAGGTCTTCAGAATAATCAAATCTATTATGTAGTAATTGTAGATAATAATACACTTAAACTTTCAAATACTTATTATAGTGCTACAAGTCTGATTCCAGAAATTGTTGGAATCACGAGTGCTTCCAGTGGTACATTATCACCAATTAACCCAGCAATTCAATTATATAAAAATTCTACCATAACATTTGATCTTTCCGATTCCTCTTTATCATATACGGATCAATTCGCATTATATCCAGCATTTGAATTTAAATTTTATAAGGATTCAAATTTTACTGAAGAATTTACTACTTCAAAAACTTCTAATGTCTTTGAAGTCCAAAAAATTGGAACAATTGGTGTAACTACAACTGCAAAGGTGATTTTAAATGTAAATGAAAACACTCCAGAAAAATTATATTATAATCTCATTCCAATATATGATAACAACACTCCACAAATAAAGAGGGAAATTGTTATTGATACTTTGATTCAGGATCATAATGAATTGCAAATTGAATCCAGCAAATATAATGGAGAACATCAAATTTCTGTTGCCACACCAAGTTCTTTTACTTACAATTTACCAGAATTTCCAGAATCTGTTTCATATGGATCTTCAACATCAGTAATAAATTATGAAACAACATCTTCTTCGGCATTTGGGCCAATTGCAAAATTTGAAATAAAGAATAGGGGACAAAATTATTATTCACTACCAGGAATCACAACAATCGTGAGTGTTTCTGGTTCAAATGCAATCTTAGAACCTTCTAGCAACAGTATTGGTAAAATCAAAAGAACAAAAATATCTGATATTGGATTTGATTTTTCCTCAGATAATACCGTTAGACCTACAGTATACCTTCCACAGATCATAAAAGTAGATCCTTTGGCATCATTTGCTTCAATTGGAATTTCTTCGGCTGGAAGGGGATATAGTTCTGCACCAAAATTAATTGTTATTGATGGTAAAACTCAAAATGTCGTTCCAGAAGTTGATTTGAAATATTCATTGGGTGACACTCAAGTCACCATTTTAAGAAATACTTTTGGAATTAATAATTCTTTACCGACAATTCTTCCTACAGAAAATACAAATGGTGTCGGTATTAGTTCTATTAGTTTTAATAATTCAACTAAAAGTGTAACTGTTAGATTGTCTGTTGGATTTAGTACGACAAATTCATTCCCATTTAAAGTTAATGACAAAGTTTTAATTGAAAATGTAAGTGTTGGAGTCGGATCTACTGGAAAGGGATATAATTCTGAAAATTATAATTATAATTTATTCACACTTACCTCTGTAACTCCAAATTTGGGTGGAATAGGATTTGTAAGTTACAGTCTTGCCGAATTTTTAGATTCATCAGAAATTCCTGGAAATTATGATTCAATCAATTCATCCGGAAGAATTATTCCACAAAAATATTTCCCAACTTTCAATCCAATTTTATCTAAAAATAATTTTTTAACCGGTGAAACAGCAACATCAGATTCTTCCACAGGAATAGTTGAAAATTGGGATCCAAAAAACAATTTACTTACTATAAGTTCAAATGATAATTTTTATTCTGGATCTATTATTAAAGGATTTACTTCTAAAACTCAAGGAAATATAACTTCTATTGAAAGAACGGATTCTTTCTTTGAAACGGCAGCAACTTCTAAAGTTGAAAGGGGTTGGCAGATTAATGCAGGATTTCTGAACGATAATTTACAAAAAATACAAGATAGTTTTTATTATCAAAATTTCTCATATTCAATAAAATCAAAAATAGATTATGATACTTGGAATGATGTAGTAAGTACACTAAACCACACTGCAGGATTTAGAAAATTTGCTGATTATCAATTAGAGTCGTCTTCTCCACAATCTTTATCTGTAGGGCTATCTACAGATTTAACATTATTTCAAACTCTGAATAATATTGTTAGTATTGCAAATTTAAATTGTGTTTATGATTTTGATTTAGTAAAGGAAAATTCTTTACAAATTGGAAATTCATCATTTTCTGACGAAATTATATTCTCAAGTCGAATTCTTACAGATTATCAAGAATCTGTAGGAAATAGAGTGCTTTCGATTGATGATATTAGTTCACAATTTAATAGTAATCCAAGGGCAACTCGTTATTCAGATATTCATAGATTTAAATTATCAGATGCAAGAGTACAAAAATATCTTATATATGTAAAAGATCAAAGATATACCGATGAAAGACAGTGTGAATTTGTCACACTTTTGCATAATGATTCAACTGGATTTTTAAATCAATATGCGAAGGTTTATAGTACTAATGATTTGGGATCATTTGATTTTAGTATTCAAGGAACAGATGGAATATTGGAATTTCATCCAATAAAATATACCATAAATGATTATAATATCTCCATTATTACTTATAATGTAAAGGGTGTTCTGTCCGGTGTTAGCAGTGCTAATTATGGTGGAATTGTAAATATAGTAGGAACAAGTGTATCCTCAGTTTCGGTAGGATCCACTTGTACAATTGTAAGTATTGCAAATACATATACTTCGGCAAAGGTTTTAGTTGAAATTAGTGCAAGTAATGGACAATATGAATTTGATGAATTAAATATTATTCACGATGGATCAAATATTCATTTTTTAGAATATGGGCAATTAACAAATAATTCCTTTCTTCCATATTCAACTTCTGGACTTGGCACCTACAACCCATATTTTTCCGGTTCAAATATAGTTGTAGATTTTATTCCAAACACTGGGTTGGCAGTTACTTGTAATACTTTGCATATTTCAATTGCAAATACGTCTTACACTGGAGCAGAAACTTTTGATATGAAGTATTCTTTACTTCAAGCAACAACAACTTCAATTGCATCATCAACTTCTCCAATTGCAACTCCGGTAGGACAATATATTAGTGTTAATAACGATAACTTTGATTATGATTGTGCTCATTTTTTAGTTCAAGTATCAGATCCTATAAACAATCATCACCAATTATCTGAAGTATTAGTTTTTCACAATTCTACAGATACTTATATTAGTGAATTTGCTAACATAGAAACTGCATCTGGACTTGGAACAGTCGGCGTGTCTAGAACAGATACATATACAAAAATTACCTTTACTCCGAATCCAAATATTCAAGTTCAGGTAAAATCATTTATGAATGCACTGCAAATTGCAGATAGTGCAAGCGATATTACGAAAATTGATTTAACAAATTCTTCTATAGTCACAGATAGCAATGTATATGAAGGAACTGAACGGAGCATAAAGAGAGATTTTAATCTCCAACATAAAACTTATGATATATTTCAAAGAAATTTTGATGGAAGTGATCCTCAGATTGTAAATATACTGAACAATACAATAACAATTCCAAACCATTTTCTGGTAAGCGGAGAAGAAATTGTATATTCATACGCAGGTGCAGGATCAACTCAGGCAATTGGAATTGCAACTACTAGTTTTGTAAGTGTTGGTAGCACTGATAAATTACCAGCAACAGTTTATGTTGTAAAAATAAGTAATAATTTAATAAAACTAGCTTCTAGTGCTCAAAATGCATTAAAATCAATTCCAGAAGTTCTTAATTTCACTTCTGTTGGTATTGGATCTGTACATACCTTTAATGCAACCAATCAAAATGCAAAGGTTATTGTTGCTCTTGATAATTTAATTCAATCCCCCATTGTATCCACTGCAATTACATCTTTACTATCTAAACATTTATTAATATCTGATAGTATTGCATATTTTTCTGGGATTACATCATTTTTTGGTGGAGATTTAATCAAAATTGATGATGAAATTATGAGAATTTCTGGTGTGGGAATTGGATCCACAAACGCAATTCTTCTTAAGAGACCTTGGTTAGGAACTACTGTTGTAGGGCACTCTACGGGATCTTTGATTACCAAAATAGTTGGAAATTACAATATTGTAGACAATACTCTAAACTTCTCCGAAGCTCCATATGGAAATATTCCATTAAGTTCACCTACAAACGAACCGGATGAAATAGATTGGACTGGAATATCAGTATCTTCAACCTTTCAGGGAAGAGTATTCTTAAGATCAGGAACTCCTAATTCTAGTAATGAAACATATTCTAAAAATTATGTTTTTGATGATATTTCCAATAATTTCAATGGGAGTGAAAATAATTTTACCCTTACTTCTAGTGGGTCTAGTGTGACTGGAATTAGTAATGAAAATGCTGTCATTTTAATTAATGATATTTTCCAAGGACCGGGATTAAATGCGGATTATACTTTATCAGAAAATTTGGGAATTACAAGTATTACTTTTACCGGAACAGCATCATCAGTTTCATATGATGTAAATGTCTCAACTCTTCCAAGAAGTGGAATTATTGTATCCGTTGGATCGACAGAAGGATTTGGTTATCAACCACTGGTTTCTGCTGGCGCAACCGTTACAGTTTCTATTGCAGGAACTATTTCAGCAATTAGCATTGGAAATAGTGGTTCCGGATATAGGTCTGGAATACAAACCAGTGTAAGAGTTGGTGTTACAACTTTATCCACAGGAACACCGAGCATTCAATATATTGGAACAGCTGCGGTAAGTAATGGAAATATTGTGAGTATTGCAATTACAAATCCAGGAATTGGATATACTTCCACCAATCCACCAGAAGTAATTATTGATGCACCACTCTCATATTCAGACATACCATTAATTTATAGCACTTCTTCAGTTTCTGGAAATGGTGGTAATGCAACTGCAAGTATTGTGGTGGGACAAGGTTCAAGTGTAATTGATTTTGAAATTACAAATCTTGGGTATGGATATGGACAAGAACAAATTTTAACTGTTGCAATTGGTGGAACAGTAGGAATTCCGACTACAGGATCTGCTTCTTTTAGAGAATTTCAACTTTCAATTCAAAAAACATATACTGATGAATTTTCTGGATGGTCAATTGGTGAGTTACAAGTTCTTGACAATTATGATGCATTGTTTGATGGATCTAGAACAGAATTTCCAATCACAGTTTCTGGAAGTCTCATTTCAATTCGTTCTGCACCAGGATCATCTGTAGATGTTCAGGATGTTTTGTTGATTTTTATTAATGATATTTTACAAATACCTGGAGATGGTTATATCTTTAATGGTGGAAGTGTTATTACATTTACAGAAGCACCAAAATCAGGAGATACTTCAAAAATACTCTTCTATAAGGGAAGTGGTTCTATTGATGTAATAGAAAGAAATATTTTAGAAACCGTGAAAGAAGGTGATGATTTAACTATTGGGTATGATCCTTCTATTGGACAATCTGCAACTTTCCAAGAAGATGAAAGAACTGTTACTAGTATTACATCCACAAATACTGTTGATACACTTCCATATTTTGGACCGGGCAACACAAATGATTCAAATTTATTAAGACCTGTTGTTTGGTGCCGACAAACCGAAGATAAAATTATTAATGAACAAATAATTGGAAAGAATAGAATTATATATGAACCTCTAATTTATCCAACGGCATATTTAATTAAATCAGTTGGAATTGGATCTACGATCATTTATGTCGATAATATTCGTCCATTCTTTAATCCAATTAATGAAAATAATGTAAGTCTAAATTTTCAAAAAAATATTACATTAATTTCTCAAGATGGTAGAGTTGGAGCAACTGCAACTTGTATAGTTTCTTCTGGAGGAACGATTACTTCGATTGTAATTAGTGATGGTGGAGTTGGATATACAACCACACCAATAATATCAATTTCTCAACCAATTGGATTTGGAACAACATCAGCACAAAATACTGCTCTTGCAACTGCAATCATATCTGGTGGAGTTGTAACAGGAATTGCAGTTACATATAGTGGAAGTGGATACATATCTACTTCTGTTCCACAAGTATTAATTCAATCTCCGACTTTAATTTCAGAATCAGATTCTGTTACTACTTATAGTGGAGATTCTGGTGTTATTGTTGGATTTGGAACTACTACAATTTCTTCAATTGATCAAATTATATTTGATTTTTATATTCCAACCACTTCATACTTAAGAGATACTTCTGTTGTTGGAACTGCAATTACAGTTAGTGGAATTGGAACTGGTGATTATTTCTTGATTTACAATTCAAATGTTGGTCTTGCAACAACATCAATAACATCAAGAAACATTAGTAATAATGTCATAGGAATTGGAACTAATTTTGTAGATAATGTTTATCAGGTAGAGAATGTAAGTAATGTGAGTGTTGCAAATACTACAATTGGGATTGCAACAGTTGGTTCTGCAACCACTATAGTAAGAAGAGTTTTTGCAAAAATTAGTGGAATTTCTACTATTACATTTGACAGCACCAATATTAGCTTTGATTCCACTGTTTTTACTTTTGACTCTTTTGAAATTAGTTCTGGCAGTGGTTACTCCGGAGGCATTACAACATCAAATTATTTTGGAAACTTTAGTTGGGGTAAAATTGAATTAACTGCAAGAAGTGAAGAGAATCAATTTAATTTTTATGGTAATGCCGGAGTCGGTGGAATTTCTACATCTACATATGTAATTCGCACTGCACCTTTAAAATATATCAACTACATTTAATCAATAAATACTTATAAACTAAAATATCCATAATGGCAAGAGTAGCAATAAACACAGGAGCATCTGCAAATGACGGAACAGGTACTAATTTAAGATCTGCTGGTGGGATTCTCAATAGTAATTTTTTAGAACTTTATACTTATTTGGGAGCAGGAAGTACAACAGTTCTCTCTGCTCCACTATGGAGTTCCACAAATGCAGGGATTAACACACTCAGAAATGTTGGAATAGGAACCACAAATCCAAGATTTTCATTAGAAGTTGGTGCAGTAGGAGCATCAGGAACAACACTCTTTGTAAATGGTGATGCAAGAGTTACTGGTATTGTTACTATAGGACCTGCAAGTATCACTCTTAATGGTATTACAAACATTATCAATGTTGGTACTGGTATTACGATTAATGGTTCTACTGGAATTATTAGTGCAACAGCAATTGTTCTTGGAGGAACCACATTAACTGGTGCAGGAGTTACTTTTATTACTGCAGGGTCTGGTATTTCTGTAAATCAAGGTACTGGAAATGTAACAATCACTGCGATAGGTACAGGATCAACCTCTCAATGGGTCACAACAGCAGCAGGGATTCATACACTCTCTAATGTCGGTGTCGGCACCACAAACCCTACTAGTAAACTTACAGTGACTGGTAATGGAACCTTTACTGGCGTAGTGACTGCTACTACATTTGTTGGGGCACTCACTGGCACTGCAACAACTGCTACTAATGCTCAAGGACTTACTGGAACTCCTAATATTACTGTAGGTGTTGCAACTGCTACTACATTTGTTGGGGCACTCACTGGCACTGCAACAACTGCTACTAATGCTCAAGGACTTACTGGAACTCCTAATATTACTGTAGGTGTTGCGACTGCATCAACACTCAATGTAGGAACTAGTGGAACAGTTATTACTACAACCACTGCTGGATTGGTTGGAATAGGAACCACAAACCCAACAAAGAAACTTACTGTATCTGGTGATGCATTAATTAATGGTCTAACTGTTGGTCTTGGTAGTGGTGCAATTACCTCTAACACTGCAATTGGTTATGTTGCTCTCAACGACAACACCAGTGGTGGCAACAATACTGCTGATGGTTATGGCACTTTAAATAGGAACACTACCGGTGATTTTAACACTTCTATTGGTTCTCAGTCTCTTAGTTTTAACACCACTGGTAACCGCAATACTGCTATTGGTGCAGCTGCCCTTGGCGTAATTACCACTGGTAACGACAACACTGCTGCTGGATACCTAGCCCTCTATGACAACACTGGTACAAATAACACTGGTATTGGCATAAGTGCAGGAATTACCATAACAACAGGTAGCAAAAATACTCTATTAGGTTCTTATACTGGAAACCAAAATGGGTTAGATATTAGAACTTCCAGTAATAATGTAGTTCTTTCTGATGGTGATGGTAATATAAGATTTTATGCAAACTCAAGTGGTAATGTTGGAATAGGATCAACAAATCCAACAAAGAAACTTACTGTATCTGGTGATGCATTAATTAATGGTCTCACTGTTGGTCTTGGTAGTGGTGCAGTTACCACCAATACTGCAGTTGGTGCTGGTGCCCTCTACTCCAACACCAGTGGTTACCAAAATACTGCTAATGGACACTTTGCTCTTTACTCCAACGCTACTGGATACGGCAACGTTGCTACTGGAGGATTTGCTCTTATCTTCAACACAACCGGCCAAGAAAACACTGCTACTGGATACGGTGCTCTTAATGAAACAACTGGCAGCAAGAATAGTGCATTTGGTGCAGCTGCTGGAACTCTTATTACTACAGGTGGTAAAAATACAATTCTTGGTACTTATAATGGAAATCAAAATGGACTTGACATCAGAACCTCCAGTAATAATGTAGTTCTTTCTGATGGTGATGGTAATATTAGATTTTATGCAAACTCAAGTGGTAATGTTGGTCTAGGAACAACAAATCCAATAGAAAAACTTACAGTTGTTGGAGTAACATCATCAACATCATTTTATGGAGATGCATCATACACTGCAAGTGGTAGATGGACATTAGGTGCTGATGGAAGTTCTAATTATACTTTTGTTGGAATTGGATTTACTCAAACTACTAATGATCCTGTTTTATATCTTGCAAGAGGTAGAGTTTATGAGTTTGTAAATAACTCTGGTGGTAGTCACCCATTTCAAATACGTGTAAGTAATGGTGGCTCTGCGTATAGTGATGGTGTCACTAATAATGGTGCTGCAAGTGGTGTTATAAGATTTGAAATTCCTTTTAATGCTCCAAATACTTTATATTATCAATGCACCAATCACGCAGGAATGGGAAATACAATAAGTGTTTATCCAAATACAATCTAAAATACCTAATAAATAATAAAAAAACAGTGTAAAATGGCAGCAATCATAACTGATCAAATTAGAATATTGAATGCAAAGAATTTTGTTTCTGGAATAAACACTGGAACAAACTCTTATTATACTTTTATTGGTCTTCCAAATCCAACAGATTTTCAATCAGATTGGGATACAAGTCCTCCTTCACCAAAAGACAATTTTAATGAGGAGAATAATTATTGGGATACGATGATTGCATTAAAGAAAATTAATGCAAGTGATGCTCGATTGGTGATTCAAAGAAGATTTTGGTCTTCTGGAACTGTTTATGATATGTATCGTCACGACTATAGCAGTTCAAATACGGCTCCAATATCGGGAGCAACTAATCTATATTCGGCAAATTATTATGTAATCAATAGTGATTATCGTGTTTATATCTGTTTACAGAACGGAATTAGTCCAGATAATCCTACAGGGAAACCATCTCTTGACGAACCAACATTTACAGATTTAGAACCAAGGTCTGCTGGTTCTTCTGGAGATGAATATATATGGAAATATCTTTATACTATAAAACCAAGTGAAATTGTAAAATTTGAATCCACAGATTTTATACCTGTTCCTTCAGATTGGGAAACTGGTTCTGAAAGTGCGGCAGTCAGAAATAATGCAATAGATGGGTCTCTCAAAATTGTAACAATTACAGATAGAGGAGTTGGTTTAGGAACAGCAAATAGAACTTATACAAGAGTTCCAATCAAAGGTGATGGAAGTGGAGCAGAGTGTACGATTGTAGTTGATAATGATCAAAAAGTCCAGTCAATTACAGTATCTAATCAAGGATCTGGATATACTTATGGAAATGTTGATTTGATTTCTGGTGGATTTCCAACAGGAACCACGAGACCCACTTTCAATGTCATTGTTCCACCTCAAGGAGGTCACGGATATGACATTTATCGAGAACTCGGTGCAATTAACGTTCTTTTATATTCAAGAATTGAAAATGATGTTCAAAATCCAGATTTTATAACAGGAAATCAAATTGCAAGAATTGGAATTGTTCAAAATCCAAAATCATTTGGATCGACACAAATTATGTCAATGGATAAGGCAAGTGCAGTTTATGCCCTAAGACTCACAGGAATAGGATATGATTCAGCAACCTTTGTAGCAGATAGTTATATCACTCAAACAATTGGAACTGGTATTACTGCTGCAGGAAGAGTTATAAATTATGATCAAATAACTGGAGTTTTAAAGTATTGGCAAGATAGGTCAGTTGCAGGATTTAATACAGTCGGAACAGCACAAACCACTCCTCCATATGGATTTAACTTAAATCGTTTTACAAGTTCTCCATCTACGGGTGGAAGTTTGTCAATTATACCAACTAATGGTACTACAACTCTTTCAATTAGTACAACATTTACGGGTATTTCTACTGTAATAAATAATAGAACATATTACTTAGGTCAATCTTTTGCAAATGGTCTGGCAAATCCAGAAGTTAAAAAATATTCTGGCAATATAATTTACGTTGACAATAGACCGTCAATCACCAGATCATCAAATCAAAAAGAAGATATTAAAGTTATTTTGCAATTCTAGGAAATTATGCCTCAACAAACTAATCTCAACGTATCTCCATACTTTGACGATTTTAATTCTGACAACAATTATTCTAAGGTTTTATTTAAACCTGGATATCCTGTACAGGCAAGAGAACTCACAACCTTACAATCAATTTTACAAAATCAAATTGAAAAATTTGGGCAGCATTTTTTCAAGGAAGGAGCAAAAGTCATTCCGGGAAATACTGGGTATAATGCACAATATTATGCGGTTGAATTAAATAATTCTTATTTGGGAGTTCCTGTTGAGGCATATGTTTCTCAATTAATTGGAACAAAAATTACAGGACAAACTTCTGGTGTAACTGCTGTTGTTGATAATGTACTATTTGCAGCAAATTCTGAGAGGGGCAATCTCACTCTATATGTAAATTATCTTTCTTCAAGTACTGCAAATAATTCCACAAAAACATTTTCTGATGGAGAGGGACTTCTTGCCGGATCAACAATAAACTCTGGTCTTTTAGGAAATAGTACAATTCAGGCAGGACAAACATTTGCAATTACTCTTGCAAATAATGCAACTTCTATTGGTTCTGCTTTTACAATTACTGAGGGTGTTTATTTTGTAAGGGGACAATTTGTAAGAGTAGCAACAGAAACTCTAATTTTAGATCAATATAGCAATACTTCAAATTATAGAGTTGGATTATTTGTAAACGAAGAAATTATAACACCAGATATTGATGAAGGTCTAAATGATAATTCTCAGGGATTTAATAATTATTCTGCCCCAGGAGCAGATAGATTTAGAATATCAGTATCACTTTTTAAAAAAAGTTTAGACGATTTTAATGATAATAATTTTGTAGAACTTGCATCTGTGAGTGCAGGTGTTTTAAAATCTCAAAAAACCACTACAGATTATAGCAACTTAACAGACGAGCTGGCAAGAAGAACCTATTCAGGATCTGGAGACTATTGTGTAACTCCATTTGATGTATCAGTCAAGGAGTCACTAAATGATCAACTAGGAAATCGTGGTATCTTTAATGCTGGGCAATTTACTTATGGTGGGTCGGTTCCGACTGATGATTTAGCAGTTTATCAAATTTCTCCAGGAAAGGCAGTTGTTCGTGGATATGAAATTGAAACTATCAGTCCAACATTTCTTGATGTACCAAAACCAAGAACAACAAAAATTTTAGAAAATCAGGCAATTAATTATAATACTGGACCAACTCTAATTTTAAACAGAGTTTATGGATCTCCTGTAATTGGAATTGGAAATACTTATGTATTAAGCTTGAGAAATGAAAGGGTTGGTATTGCAAGCACAACTGCTCCCGGAAAAGAAATTGGTTTATCTAGAATTTATGATTTTAGATTAGAGTCCGGGTCTTATAATGCATCAAATTCAAATATTAATCAGTGGTATATTTCACTATATGATATTCAAACAATTACTGAGATTAGTTTAAACGAGCCTATTACTCTTTCTGTTCCAACTTTTATTAAGGGAAATAACAGTGGTGCCACTGCATTCTTAAAAGAATCTGTTTCAAATTCTACGCTATTAACTGTTTATGAAAAAACAGGGGAATTCATAACAAATGAATCATTTACAATTGATGGAATTGTAAATGGAAGGGTAGCAACTGCGATTACATCATATGGAATTTCTGATATTAAGTCTGTTTATGGTGTTGTAGGATCTGGATCTACATTTACGGCTGATGTTCTTCAATCAACTTCATTTTTTGTTGGAATTGCTACAATTTCATCATTTTCTTCTGGAATTAGCACTGTCACAAGTTCAAATATATTGTTTCCTGGAAATAGTGTTAAGAAAGACAATTTAATCTCATATAGTGATTCCTCACTGTCAAATCCGGTTTTTGCAAAAGTTGTTAGTGTGGGAAGTACTACAATTACAATCTCTGGTGTTACCACTGTTACTGGAATTGCTCAAGGAAAACTACCAACTGCAGCATTATCAGTAACAGATTTGCAAATATTGACTACAAATTTAGAAGACTCCACAGATAACACTCTTTATACAAAACTTCCAAAGAATAATATATCCTCTGTTGATCTTACAAATGCAAGTTTAACGATTAGAAAATCTTATACGGTCAATATTCTAAATAATCAACTTTCAACAGCAGCAGTTGCCGGATCTAACGAAACCTTCTTGCCTTTTGATGAAGAAAGATATTCATTAATTCGGTCTGATGGGTCCACAGAAGTTTTGACTTCTGATAAGTTCTCATTCACATCTGGATCAACTCAACTTCAAATTTATAATCTTGGATCAAATAATACTGGTGCAACATTAGTTACGACACTCACAAAAATAAAACCAAAGGCAAAATCAAAACTCAAAAATAGAGTGAATAGTGTTATTGTAGATAAATCAAGATATAATTATTCGGGAATCGGTGGAACTACAATTAATGATGGACTAACTTATGGAAAATATCCTTATGGTACAAGAGTTCAAGACGAAAATATATGCTTAAATGTTCCTGATGTGATTGAAATTCATTCAATTTATGAATCATTAGATACAACAGATCCATCAGCACCAACTGCTGTTTTATTCTCAATCACAAGCCCATCTACAACAACTTCTGAGTTGATTATTGGTGAAAAAATCACAGGACAAACAAGTGGTGCAATTGCAATCTGTGCAGAAAAATTAACAAGTACTCAAATTTCCTTTATATACAAAAATCAAAATACTTTTAAAGAAGGAGAAACATTAGTATTTGAAGAATCAAATATTCGTGCAATCGTAGTAACATTAAATATTGATAGTTTCAATATTTCTTCAAATTATACATTTTCGACTGGGCAAGAAGGCACATTTTATGATTTTGGTGTAATCAATAGAAAATCGGATTCTGATGAACCAACTAAAAGACTAAAAATTTATTTCCAAAGTGGATATTATCAATCTTCAGACGATGGGGATATTACAACAGTAAATTCATACGATACTTTTGATTATAGTAAAGAAATACAAAGTGTGAATGGAATTTCAAATTCAGATATTATTGATATTCGACCAAGAACTTCTTCATATACAGTATCTGCAAACTCCAGATCACCACTAGAATTTTATGGTCGAAATTTTAATGCATCTGGAAATTCTGCAACAAATGTTCTTGCCTCAGATGAATCTATTATTACAACTTTTTCTTTCTATTTGGGAAGAATTGATAGAATTTATCTTTCAAAAGATGGAAAGTTGCAAGTTAAATATGGAACTCCTGCAGAAAGACCAGAAAAACCAGTATCTGTTGATGATGCGATAGAAATTGCTACACTATTTTTACCAGCATATCTTTATAATGTTTCACAATCTTCAATAGAATTTTTGGATCATAAAAGATATAGAATGGTTGATATCAAACAACTTGAAAATCGTATTAAAAATTTAGAGTATTATACTTCACTTTCATTATTGGAAACAAATACTGCAGGACTTTTTGTTCCTGATTCAAATGGATTGAATAGATTTAAATCTGGATTTTTTGTAGACAACTTTACTTCACTTCTTGCACAAGAAGATGGTGTTTCTTATAAAAATAGTATTGATTTAAGAAATAAGGAATTGAGACCTCAACATTATACAAATTCTGTAGATTTAATTACAGGACCTGTAATTAATGTTGATCCAAATGCCGATCTTCAATTTTCACCTCCAGAAGGGGTCAATATTAGAAAATCTTCAGATATTATTACTTTAGATTATGCAGAACGTGAATGGTTTAAACAAACTTTTGCAACAAGATCTGAAAGTGTGACTCCATTTTTGGTTAGTTTTTGGCAAGGGACTGTGGAACTTACTCCCTCATCTGATACCTGGGTAGACACTACAAGAATCGAAGCAAAAATTATTAACACTGAAGGAAATTATGCAGAAACCCTTGCTACTGCAAGTAGAACTTTAAATGTAGATCCACAGACAGGATTTTCACCAACAATATGGAATTCTTGGGAAACAAATTGGACAGGTCAAGAAGTTACTCAAAACACAAGAGAAAGAACTGAAACTACTACTAGTGGTGGAAGATGGGGTCAAATGGGACTTCGTGGAAATGGTGATTTAACTGGAGGACAATTCATAACCGATACAACGACTACCGTTCTTAGAGATACTCTAAGAGAAGTAAGAGATACTGGAGTTCAGACAAGAACAGGAAATAGAACTATTGTTACTGAGCAATTTGATGCATCATCTGTTGGTGATAGAGTTGTAAGTCGAAATCTCATTTCATTTATGAGGTCAAGAAATATTCAATTCATTTCTAAAAAAATAAAACCACTCACTCAGATGTATGCTTTTTTTGATGGAGTTGATGTCACAAAATATTGTGTTCCTAAACTTTTAGAAATTAATATGATATCTGGTGTCTTTCAAACTGGAGAGACTGTAATTGGATCAATTTCAAATACTGGATTGGGACCAAATAATACAAATACAAACTCAAGAATAACTTTTAGAGTTGCTCAACCAAATCATAAAGAAGGTCCTTATGATGCAGCAGTAACAACTTTTTCTTTGAATCCTTATACAAGTCAAGTTCTTCAAGGAACATATTCATCAACATCAACTATTTTGAATGTTGATACATTTTCATTATCAAATGAACCTCAAGGACAATTTAGTGGAAGAGTTGAAAGTGGAATGGTTCTTATTGGAGGAACAAGTGGGGCCCAAGCAACAATTACAAATGTAAGGTTAATTTCAGACATATCTGCAACTTTAATTGGAAGTTTCAATGTTCCCAATCCAAATATTAATGTTCATCCAAAATTTGAAGCAGGGTCTAAAGTTTTTACAATAATCAATAATGATTCAAATGATCAAAATACAGCAACAACAATTGCTGAAGAAGGATTTACTTCTAGTGGGACTTTAGAAACTGTTCAAGAAAATATTATTTCTGTAAGAAATGCACGAATTGAAAATAAACAAGAATTTGAAGACAGGGCAGTTTCAAGAACAACAGGAACACAAGTTATTTCAACACAAGCAATTTCTCAATCAACCTCACAAAATGTTAATATTGTTTGGTATGACCCATTAGCGCAATCATTTTTGGTAGAAGACAGTACAGGAGTGTTCTTAACAAGATGTGATGTATTTTTCAGATCAAAAGATGATACTGATATTCCTGTAACTTTTCAAATCAGAACTATGCAAGGAGGATTCCCAACAAGAAAAGTTCTTCCATTTTCTGAGATTATATTAGAACCAAATCAAGTTTCTACATCAGGTGATGGGTCTGTTGCTACTTCCTTTGTATTTAAGGCACCAGTATATCTTGAAGGGGGACAGGAATATTGCGTTTGTATTGCATCAAATTCCACAAAATATAGTGTGTATATTTGTAGAATTGGTGAAAATGATCTTCTGACACAAACATTTATTTCAAATCAACCAACTTTAGGATCTTTATTTAAATCTCAAAATGCCTCTACTTGGGAACCAAGTCAGTGGGAAGATTTGAAATTCACACTTTACAGAGCTGATTTTATTCAATCTGGATCTGCAGAATTCTATAGTCCAGAACTAACAGATGGTAACAATCAAATTGCAACTTTACTTCCAGATTCACTAAATCTAAATTCTAGAAAAATTAGAGTGGGATTAGGTACCACAGTACAAGATAGTGGATTAACTCTTGGAAATACTGTTCTTCAGCGGGGAAGTAATGCGACTGGTAATTTTGTTGGAAGTGCGGGAATATCAACAGGAACACTAAGTGTAATTAATGCGGGTATTGGATATACCCCATCATCAGGGTCTGCTACTTATAGTTCTGTAACTTTAAATACAATAACCGGAAGTGGTCAAGGAGCAACTGCAAATATAACAATATCAAATGGTTCAGTTGTATCCACTGGGGTTACAATTGCATCTGGTGGTTCTGGATATCAAGTTGGTGATGTTCTTGGAATTACAACGATTGGAAGTCTCACGATTGGACAAAACGCAAGATTTTCTGTTGGCATTATTACAGGAGTTAATCAATTAATTCTTGATAATGTTCAGGGAGATTTTATAACTGGTGCTGGTAAAACTGTTCAATACATTAATAACTCCGGTCTTACAACAACATTAAATTCTTCCGTTGGTGGTAATGTCACAATTTCTGCAATTAATGTAGTAAGTGATGGTTTGAGTATTGTAGTGAATCATAAGAATCATGGAATGTATTCAAATACAGACCTTGTATCTATTTCTGGAGCAATTTCCGATGTAAAACCGACAAAATTAACGTCAGGATATACTTTTGATTCTACGTCAGCAATTCTTGTTGATGATTCATCTGCATTCTCAACTTTTGAAAATGTTGGTGTCGGAACAACAAATGCAGGATATCTTTTGATTGGAAATGAGATTATTTCTTATACATCAACTTCTTCTGGATCAATTGGTGGTCAAATTGTAAGAGGTTCAAATCCAATTAACTATTCAACTGGAACACCAGTTTATAAGTATGAGTTAAATGGAGTTTCTTTGAGAAGAATTAATAAAACTCATAACCTATCAGATATAACTACAGCAAATTCAATTACTTTTGATTCTTATACAATCAAATTGGATACATCATCAAATACCGGAATAGCAAGAAGTACCTCATCTGGATATCCAACTCTTTACTTAAATCAAACAAAATCTGCAGGAGGATATAACATAAAGGCATCTCAAAATATGCCCTTTGAAATCATTACTCCAATGGTACAGAACGTTACTGTGACTGGAACTTCACTCAGTTCAGAAATCAGAACAATATCTGCATCCAGTATTAGTGGAAATGAAATTCCATTTATTGATACTGGATTTGATAATCTTACATTAAATCAAGTAAATTATCTTGACAGTCCGAGAATGATTGCATCGAAAGTGAATGAGACTCAATACCTCTCTACACTTCCAGGCAATAAGTCAATGAATTTGAGAGTGTTCTTAAACACACTTGATAGTAGATTGAGTCCAGTTATCGATACTCAGAGAGTAAGTGTAATATTAACTTCAAATAGAGTTAATAGTGTAATTACAAATTATGCAGAAGATTCAAGAGTTAATAGTATTTTTGATGACCCAACGGCATTCCAATATCTTTCAAAAGAAATTACTCTTGAAAATCCAGGAACATCAATTAAAATACTACTTAACGCATATAATAATCTTTATTCAGATATTCGTGCATTTTATGCAATCAGTGAAAATCAAAACTTCAATCCAATATTTGTTCCATTTTCTGGATACGAAAATCTTAATAGTAGAGGACAAATAATTAATATTCAAAATAACAACGGTCATCCTGATACCTTTGTTCCCTCAGCATCAAATACTGGATTTTCACCGACTGACGTTTCATTTGCAGAATATACATTTACAGCAGATCAATTACCAGCATTTAGATCGTATCGAATCAAAATAATTATGACTTCTACAAGTCAGGTTTATGTTCCGAGACTAAAAGATTTGAGAGTAATTGCATTAGCATAATATGGAATATGCAAAAGTTGAAGGACATTCTCATCTTCTACGTGATTCAAAGACAAACTCGATTATTAATACAAATAATGTAGAATATCAAGAATATTTAAATAGACGCAATGTAAAAGCAGATGAGAATCAAAAAGTACAAACTATAGAAGAAGAAGTTTATAATATTAAAAATGATATCAGTGAAATTAAATCACTTTTAAAAGAACTCTTAAAGCAATAATATTTACTAAATCATAAATATT